TGAGCGTAAGAGAAAGCGCAGAAACCTTCATCACAGCGGGAATGACAAAGGCTCAAATCAACGGAGCAATCATCATGAGCTGGAGATTGATTTTAGTAGTGCACGTCCTGTGGGCTTGGGGTCTACTGGGATTCATTCCTGGCGCGGGGAGTGGATTTGCGATGGCCAGTGATTCGACAAGACTGGAGTTTCTTGAAGGGAGACTCTTCGACCTCAAGGTCAAGCAGTGTGAAGCCATTGACCAAGGGAAGTCTGTGCAGGTGTATACGATTCAGATTCAGGAATACAGCAAGAAGTATCGAGAGTTGACGGGGAGATCACCAGAATTACCGTCCTGCGCGGAGCTGAAGTAATGCCAAGATTTAGCCTGAATTCTGCTGCGCAATTGCGGACCTGTGTGCGGGAACTGCAGGATGTTTTCGCTGACGCCATCGAGATCGTGGAGTTCAAGATCCTCGAAGGGCATCGCGGAGAAGCTGCGCAGAATGAGGCCTTGGCAAAAGGGAACACGACGAAACCTTGGCCAACGGGCAAGCACAATAAGAATCCTTCGGACGCGGTGGACTTCGCACCGGTGTATTTTGACAAGGGAAGTGGAAAGATTGACTGGGATGACCTAGTCGCATTCGGCAGGATTGCCGGGGTTTTGCAGGCTTGTGCCTTTCGTCGAGGCATCAAGCTGCGGTTCGGACTCGATTGGGATGGGGACTTTCGCAGCGTGAATCGGGATCCTGACGAGAACTTGATGGACGCACCACATGTGGAGATTGTCCAATGAAGAAAATCTGGAAGTTCATTGTAGCCAATGGGACCAAAATCATCGGCTATACGCAGATCACAACGAGTGCACTGGCAGTTGCAGACCCAGCGATCGTAGGCCCGGTGTTCGGGGAGACAGGGCTGAAGCTCATCATCCTCGGCTCCGGCATCTTGACTGCGTGGCGCGGTCATTACAACTCACAAAAACTCAAGGTCACTCAGCCATGAAGATTTTCATCGCGTTGCTGGCGCTTTTACCAGCAGTTTCGCTGGCTACGGAGCCAAAGGAGAAGGGGAATGAGCAGAGCCAAGAACAGTCGCAGGGGCAAGAGCAGTCGCAAAGCCAAGAGCAAGGGAACTCGCAGAACGCCTCTGTACTGAACGAGAGCGAAAGACAGGCACCCTCGATCGATGCTCCCGCCGTCTATGCAAGTCATCCCTGCACGGTCGGCTGGAGCGCTGGCCTGTCTGTTCCTGGCGCCGGTGTCAGTGGTGGAAAGGTCAAGGCTGACGTAGGCTGCGAACGCCGCGAATTAGCCCGCGTCCTGACTGCCCTGAACCCGGCGCTGGCCTTACGAGTACTCTGTGCAGATCCACTGATTAAGGAAGTTGCGCATGAAGGCGACTGCGACTACCTTGCGCCTACGCCACCACAGCCGACTGCCAGCTGCCAGCAGGAATGTCCACGGACTTCGGTGCTGTCTGAGCGGGAAGAGCTTTTGCTGAAAAAACTGACTGGGAAGAAGTAGTATGAATCCCTACGCACTTATTGGAACTGCCGTTCTCTGGGCTCTTTCTTTGTGGTACACCTATGACAAGGGTGGAGATCACAGGGAAAATGCCATGGTTGCGGAAGCAGCGGAAATTCGCAACAAGGCGCTCAAGGATCACGCAGACGCCCAGGCGAACTGGCAGCTGGAAAAGGCCGCGCTTGCTACACAGCGGGACGATGCGCTTGGCAAGCTGCAGGAAGTTGCTGCTACGCCAGTGACTACCGTCGTTTACAAAACGAGGACGATCAATGAACAGTGTTCGTGTGTTGATGCTTCTATCGGTCCTGACTGGCTCAGGGTGTGGAACGACGCCGCTACTGCCGCAGATTCCGCCGTCCCGCGAGACGCCGACCGAAGAGATGATGCCGTGTCCTCTGACGTGCAAGATCCGCCCGGAAGCGACTGACTTATCGTTGGAGGATCAGCTTGCCTTGGTGCGCGGGTGTCATGAGGCAGACATGCACGCGTACGCGATTTGCAGCGCCAGGCAACACAAGCTGGCAGAATGGATCGAGAGCACGGATTGACGAAAGCGAGTATGGTAACATAGTCGATTGCGTATTGGGGAATACTGATGCAAAATAGCGCAATGCTTGCCAACATCATGCAGCGGTTTGGTAACCGCCGATCCCTTGCGCTTCGTGAAACCGTGCTTTACGAGCTGAATCGAAAGATTGAACAGCGCGAGCAGGGTGACATTCTTCCATGGTTTATGGAAGCCTATTGGAGGAACACCTCGACCCCGTCTGCAGTCACTGTCGCCGGACAGAACTTCATCGAGCTGCCTCCGAACTTCATCAGAGAAATCGAAGAGGGCGTGTTCAAAGTGCTGAACACCAACGTCAGTCCGACGAAGTGGTTCGCCATGAATAAAGTGTCACTGGAGGATCTCGAGGCAGCGACAGAGAGTTCGGACCCGCAGCTGCCTGTGGCCTACGCCATCTTTGGTACCCAGTTTATCTTCGGTCCGACGCCGAACGCTGTGTATCAGCTAAAGCTCCCGTACTACGCGCGGAGCCTGCCGATTTCGGACAACAACGATGAGGCAACGAACCCTTGGATTATCAACTTCTACAACTTCATCACGCTGGACACGATCGACCTAGTGGCAAGAACCCACACGAAGGACCCTCAGATGGTCCAACAGATCGGTCCAGAGTTGCAGGAGGCCACGGACTTATTCTGGCGCGCAGTGGAAGCACGTCAACACGTCAACAGGGACTACTTGCTGGACAACTCGGAGAGCTAACATGGGCCTTGAATCAGTCACATACATCAGTGATCTGGTCGTCACGTGGCCCCTGGGCACCGACAAGATACGACAAGGTGATGATCACCTCAGGAACATTAAGAGGGCGATCAGGAACACCTTCCCGAACATCAATGCGGCAGTGACGGCTACGCCAGCGGCGCTGAACTCGCTACCGCTGGACTTTCAGTCAGTATTGACGGAGCTCTTAGAGCACGTCGTTCAGCCGGGTATGATCTCGATGTGGAGCGGAAACATCGGTAGCATACCAGCGGGGTGGGCCCTGTGCAATGGGCAGACGGTGGCGGGATTTGGACTGACGCCGGACCTGAGAGACAGGTTCATCATTGCTGCAGGTGGCGCTTTCTCGGTTGCGTCGACAGGTGGAGCGGCAGCAGGGGTGACTGGAACCAACGGCGGGCATACGCCAGTGGTTCAGGGCACCGCGTTGACGGAAGCACAACTTGCGTCGCACGCGCACAATCTGTGGCTGTGGGCGGGGAATCAAAGTGGCGATGTGCAGGACTCGTTCCAGCAGCCTGGAAACGACACGGTAATCGCAGGTGAGGCGACCCCATCCGCGCGCGCGTACCTGAATCAAAACGGGGTTGGAACGCAGCTGGTGGAGAACGCCGGGGGTGGACAGACCCACACCCACACGATCGATCCGGTGGTTGGACATAATCACTCAGTCGACACCACGCCGCCATATTATGCGCTGGCATTCATCATCAAGACAACGGCATTCGTAGCTCCATAATGGGCGAATTACTCACAGTCAGCGAGTTTGGTAATCCAGGCTTTGTCGCAGACAAGGCTTCGTTTACCAACACGCCGCAAGCCTGGGACGAGGTTAAGAACTTCAGGTTCAACTCGCTCGGGGCGCAGAGCTTTTTGGGTGAAGCTGCGGTGATGAGCTCGGCTGGGTTTGAGCCACTATGGCTGAAGGCGTTCCCGCCGGTGGAAGCTCCGATTTGGCTGTATGGGGGACTTGAACGTGTATTCGCCCTGCGAGGGGGACACAATGATATCACCAGGGTCAGTGGATTGTATACTGGAGATATCCGTGAAAGATGGCAGGGAGAAGTTCTCAATGGTGTTGGTCTCCTCAACAATGTCCTCGATGTACCACAGGTTTGGCCGGATTTCGATCCGAGCGAACGGCTCATTGATCTTCCAGGCTGGCCAGTTGGATTCCGCTGCAAAGCGCTGAGGACGTTCAAAAACTTCGCCATTGCGATTTACATGATCGAGAATGGCAACGAACGGCCGTATCGAGTTCGATGGAGTGACGCAGCACCACCTGGAGTGATCCCGAGTGGCTGGGCTCTCAATGACCCCGCGAGCTTCGCTGGTGAAAAGGACATTTCGGAGACCTCAGACTATCTGGTAGATGGACTCCAGCTGGGCGAACTCTTCATCCTTTACAAGCAGAAGTCAACCTATGCAATGCAGTTCGTTGATAAGCCCGACGTGTTTGCTCACTGGCGAATTCTGGGTGACGGACGCGGGCTGTTGTGGCGGGATTGTGTACAGGAGTTTCCAGGCGGGCACTTCGTCGCAGGTATCGACGACCTTTACATTCATACAGGCGCCCGGGATTCTTCCGTCTCTATCGTCGAGGCGAAGCTAAGAAACTGGATCTTCAACCAGATCGACTCCAGCAACTTCTTCAACTGCTTCACAGTGAACTACACACGGAAGAGTGAGATCTGGTTCTGCTTTCCGGAAGCTGGAGCAATTTATGCGACCATCGCTATCATTTGGAACAGGATCACTGGTGGCATTGGGGTCAGAGATCTCCGGAACACCCCATTCATCTATCCTGGCCCCATTGAGGTTGATCCAGAAGGAAGAATTTGGGGCGGAGTGGACTCCCCCGTTCTCACTGGGAATCTGGTTGGTACAACCGGAGAGCTGGAGTGGACAGTTCCAGCGTCCACCGATCCTATCGTCAGCTACACTCTATTTCGCAGCGTCAACGGAGCCGGGTTCCTCCCACTGATCACGCAGCCTGGAGTGACCTACGATGACCTGTTGCTGGAGTCAGGGAACGACTATGATTACGAGGTTGTCGCGAACACAGCGGCAGAGACCTCATTGCCCTCTAACGTTGTAAGACTGACTCCGAACGCCGTAGATGGTGCGATGTTGGTCTGGCCAACTGCAGTACTGTTCTCGCGTACGCAGGCGGGAATTGATATTCTCCGTACACCTGACGGATACGGAGCAGTTGCGGGAATCGTCACTATCGCTGGTGGAGCCAACGCCCTCGTGTCTAAGGCCTTGGGCTCAATTGGAGACACGCTGGATCTTTCCGTGCGCGTTACCGGCACTGACTCTGTGGGCAGTGTTATCAACGAGGATATCAGCGTAAACGACGCTGCGATCTACACCGTTGGCACGCTGACTTTCTTCACTATCACCGGAGTGACCCTGCTTTCGTCAGAAGAGGGGGCAGACGGGTTCTATTGCGTTGGCTATCGGAAGAGAACTGCCGTCAGCACGAGTGGATTCGACCTTATCACGATGCGCGGAGCGATCACAATTCGCTCAACAGCGCCAACTGCTGGAAACATGCTCAAGGAAGGGCTATTGGGTAGCTTCGGCACCGCCGGTCTATGCAATCTTCCAGCCGCCTCGCAGCTCAGCTTCATGCGGCAGGCAAATCCTGCTGCACGGACATTTACCGTGGACGGCGTGGAAGCGATCGCAGTGCCAAGTGGCAGCGTTGGACAGGAAGTGCTGTCTCTCAACGCGAATTTCGCTTCGGTCACGACCATTGCCTGCGCCGGCGCGAGTACGAACCCATTCTTCGACGTAGGCATCATTTACAGAGGACCGGCAGTCTGATGAAATACCGGCCTGTTGAGACAATCAAGGATCAAGCGGTATATCGCGAGCTGCTGCGCGTCGCACAGGTTTTTGATAGCCTCGCGACAGGGCCGATTCCGCCAACAGCTGCAGAACCACCAAGGCCGAAGGCAGGGGACTCTGCAGTTGCAGATGGTGTGAG